CACCCTGAAGGACCGACCGTTAATTTAGACAAAGTTTCTCACAAGATCGAACGCCTTGATTGGAAAGGTAACGATGTTGTGGGTAAGGCGACTATATTGGAAACTCCAATGGGTAAGATTGTACAAGGTCTTCTCGATGGTGGCGTTCACGTAGGCGTCTCGACTCGTGGTATGGGAAGTTTAGCACGCGAAAATAACGCAATGGTTGTACAGCCTGACTTTATGTTAAATGCTGTCGACATTGTTCAAGATCCATCCGCTCCTAACGCTTTTGTTAATGGAGTTATGGAAGGTGTCGAATGGGTATGGAACAACGGTATTATCGAAGCTAGACATATTGAACAAATGGAGACTGAAATTAAGAAAGCTCCACGCGCCGATCTTTATGAGACGCAGGTTCGTGAGTTTAAGAATTTCCTCTCGTTACTTAAAACTAAATAAACAAGGAGTCAATTATGACTGAAGATCAAATCCAGGATCAGGAAGTTGAACTCCATGACGAAGTAACAGACGAAGTTGTGGAAGAAGCGCACGATCCTAAAAATGCTGAGGCTCAGTCAGTTGCTGCAACAGATAAAGCAGGTGAAGCTACCGGTACCGCTCCAAAGCGTAAAGGTGACCAAACCAAGCAAGATCCAATGCCTACATTGAAAACTAAAGCAGCCATGATGGGTGCGGCAGTGAATGCAATGCAGGGCATGTCTAAAGAAAAGCTGAAAGGCGTTCTTGGGACTGTCATGGCTGGCACAGATCCAGAAGCTTTTGAAGGTGAAGCAATTGCTGAACAGGAAACAATCGAATACAAAGCAGACTTCTCTGACGATCTGAATGCTCTGATCTCAGAAGAAGCTACTCTGTCCGATGAGTTTAAATCAAAAGCAGAGACAATCTTCGAAGCGGCTATTAAGTCAAAGCTGTCTGAAGAGATTGATCGTCTCGAAGCAAAATATCACGAAGAACTGAACGAAGAGATTGAATCTACTAAGTCAGATCTGGTTGAGAAGGTCGACAATTACCTGAACTACGTAGTTGAGCAGTGGATGGATGACAACAAGTTGGCTGTCCAAACTGGTCTACGCACCGAGATTGCTGAGAAGTTCATGAACAATCTGAAAGATCTGTTCACAGAGTCTTACATCGAAGTACCGGAATCAAAGGTTGATTTGGTTGACGAACTGGCTGCAGAAGTTGAGGAGCTTGAAGAAGCACACAATACTGCTGTTGCTAAAACACTCGAAATGCAGGAAGAGTTAGAAACTATGAAGCGTGCTGCAATTATTGCAGAAGCTGCTGAAGGTCTAGCTGCAACGCAGGTCGAGAAACTCAAAAAATTGGCCGAAGATATCGATTTCGAAGATGCCGAAACTTTCGCAGAGAAAGTAGCGACAATCAAAGAATCATACTTCACCAAAACCGTATCTGAGTCTGCTGACATTGACGAAGACGTAAGTGACGACGAAGTCGCACCTGTTGCTTCCGATACAATGGCTCAGTATCTTTCTGCAATCCAAAGAACTAAGAAATAATTGGGAGTCCAATAATGATCAATAATACCGTATCATACGATAAGTTGATGGAAAAGTGGGCACCTGTACTGAACGAAGAATCAGCAGGCGCAATCACAGATAACCATCGTAAAGCGGTAACAGCAGCTGTTCTGGAAAACCAGGAAATTGCACTTCGTGAAGAAGGCATGCTCATGGAAACATCAGACACAACAACTGTTACTTCAGGTACAACAGCTAACTGGAATCCAGTACTGATTGCACTCGTACGTCGTGCAATGCCAAATCTGATGGCATACGACATCTGCGGTGTGCAGCCAATGACTGGTCCAACAGGTCTGATCTTCGCAATGAAGTCACGCTATCAGACAACAAAAGACGGCGCAGGTAACGGTGACGAAGCACTGTTTGATGAAGCAATTGCCAACTACTCAGGTGATTCATCAACAAGCTCACAGTCAGCTGATCCAGCTGGTCTGTCTGGTCTGACAGATGGTGACGGCGATTCAACAATCGACGATTCACGCGTAGATCCACGTTCAACAATTGACCCACATACTACAGCAGAAGCTGAAGCATTGGGTGGTTCAGGTCAGCCTCAGTTCGCTGAAATGGGCTTCACAATTGAAAAAGCCACAGTGACTGCGAAGTCACGTGCTCTGAAAGCAGAATACACTCTGGAACTGGCACAAGACCTGAAAGCAATTCATGGTCTGGATGCTGAGACAGAGCTGGCAAACATTCTGTCAACAGAAATTATGGCTGAAATCAACCGTGAAGTTGTACGTACAATCAACTCACAAGCTAAGACTGGTGCTGGTACAACAAACACAGCAATCAATGGTATCTTCAACATCCAGACAGATGCTGATGGTCGTTGGTCAGTCGAAAAGTTCAAAGGTCTGATCCTGCAGATCGAGCGCGAAGCGAACACAATTGCTAAAGAAACACGCCGTGGTAAAGGTAACTTCATGGTATGTTCTTCAGACGTGGCTTCTGCACTTGCTGCATCAGGCATGCTGGACTATTCACCTGCAATGTCAACAAACTTGAACGTAGATGACACAGGAAACACCTTCGCTGGTGTACTGAACGGTCGTATGCGTGTGTACATTGACCCATACTCATCAGGCGATTACATCAACGTCGGTTATAAGGGTACAAACCCATATGACGCCGGCCTGTTCTATTGCCCATACGTACCATTAACAATGGTTCGTGCAGTTGGTGAGGACACATTCCAGCCAAAGATTGGATTCAAGACTCGCTACGGCATGGCTTCAAATCCATTCGTTGGTTCAACACCGTCAAACGGTCTGGCTGCCGCAAAGAGCAACCAGTACTATCGTATCTTCCGCGTGGACAACATCCTCGGCGCATAGATATAACAAATACTCAGAGAGGCGGCTTCGGCCGCCTCTTTTTTTATCTAAACTTGTATAAATAGTAGCATGGCACTTACAGAGAATTTCAATTATCTTCAGCCGACCAGTTTTAAACTGGTAGTTGATCGCAAAAACTTTCCGAATCTTGAGTTCTTTGCTCAACAGATTACTCATCCTGGGTTGATTATGCCTGCAGCAGAAATGCCTGTCAGACGCATGCAATCGATTCCGTTTCCAGGTGAATCACTTACAATCAACGAATTATCTGCTACGATTCTTCTTGATGAAGATCTAAAGAGCTATACTGAAATGTATGATTGGATTCGTAGAAACCAGGTCACAGCAATGGGTGACCAATCATTTACGCAATATGGAACAAAAGTTCCTACAAATGCTGATATTACTCTTTCGATTCTCTCAAGTCACAATAATCAAACAAAACAAGTCAGATATATCGATGCTCTACCTGTAGCACTTGGTGATATTAACTTTGAATCAACAGCAAGTGGTACAGAGTTTATCACATTCGTTGCTTCATTCCGTTTCAGCTATTTCGAATTGGTGTAGTATATGTCAAGGAATAAAGATATTGCAGTCATGCTTGGAAAGACAGAAGCGAACAATACTGCAAATGTTCGTCTGTTTCAATCCAACGAAGAAGTAGGTCTTGATTCCGCACAGGTTTCTGCTGTAGGTCTACAGAAGTTTACAACACTTGATTCATTACCATCATCAAACTTGACATCAGGCCAACAGGCATGGGTCGAATCAAGCGGCCGTTTGTACATCTCAAATGGATCCGGTTGGTATAATGTAGCACTTATCAACGCAAGTCCTACACTAACACTAGATCAGTCGGGCACAATCCAATTGAATGCCGATGCGCTTTCTATCGTTGTTACAGCATCTGCCACCGATTCTGATGATAACCAAAATATGATTACGTTTAGCGTAGAGTCAGATGGTAATATGGTGGGTACCGGAGTTACAGTATCACAAGATTCTTCGGTGTTTACAATTACATCTTTAACAGAAGATTCTGGTGGTGTAGCCGGTGACTTTACTCTTACATTCAAGGCAACAGACGGAATTGCTGTAGATAACGAAGATCTGTCATTT